TGTATCCTCACCGAAGGTATCCTTCAAAGAAGTAACATTACTATAGAACCCTACACTATACGCATAAGGCTCTCCTTTCTTTATCTGCACACCCTCCAACTCTAATACACCTGCTCTAAACAAGTTGTTGTTCACCTCTATGAAAGCATCAGTACGCAAGTTGGATATGTAGCCACCATCAATATCTACATTGTAGTAGTGCTTAAATATCTTGTTATTTACTTTAGATGCAGGAATAGTAAAGCTATTGGTGAAATCACCAAAGACTTTAGAGATGTCCTTAATGTTCTGTACACTCAAGTTTATCTCTATGCTCTCGTCTGGGAAGAGGTCAGCTCTTTGACCATCTATATACAAGTCTACTCTATACATACCTTGTGTCAAATGCTTCTTCTACTTCTATTGTGTAGTTGATGGTCTTGTCATTAACAGACTTCTGTAAGTTTGCGGAGTTACTGACTACACTTATAGGGCTTCCGTTTAGTAATACACGCTCACTCATCATTAAGTCCTTAATAGCTTCTCTATGGTCTTCAGTTACCCAACCTGTGTTTAAGGTAGTTCGTGTCTTACCATTAGTATTATACTGCTTATACATCTCGTCAGTAGAGTCGTAACTAAACCCACTTGTTGAAGATGTACCTAATGACCTTCTATACTGCTCACTCGTAGTGCTAAAGCTATCTTGACTTGCCTTAAAGAAATGCAAGTAATCCCAAGTACCATAACGATTGATATAGTCAATGGTGTTTATAGTGTATTTAGATTCACATTGCTTAACAATCTTTATAGTGCCTACATCGGTATTGTCACCATCTAATAACCTCATCTCCCATTCGGTTTGATTGATAGGTCTATTAGAATCAGCACCTGCATATCCACTACTCGTCAACCAAGTGTTTAGCCCTACTTCACCAAAGGGTATTCTTAAAATCCTATCTTCTGGTTGTAAGTCAGCGTGGTATGATACTATATTAAAAGTGAATATATCGCTACCGCCTACTCTATAGACTACTTCCTCAATAGTCTCTGCATTATACTTACCCATAAACAAAGGCATAACCTCATACCCTCCTTCTTGAACATAGACCGTTGAGGTGTTGTTTAAGTATGTTGTAGGGAACTCAAAGTTCGCTCCCTCTGCAAAGGTGTGATATCCATTACTCACAGGGAAGATATCCGAGCTTCCAGTATCGTTAACTGTCTGCGGGGGGTCTGCCTTATTGATGTAGTTCACATCGTAGTCTATTTGCACCCACACAATGTTAGTGTCTTGCTCTCCTATAGGAGCAACTCTATCAGCCGTATCGTATATAGCACCAATCTCCTCACTCACCAAAGGTGCAATGTCAAAGGATACATCAGTTCCTGCAAATACATCTCTAAATAGAGTGTAATCTGGAGAGGCAGGTCTTGAAGACCTTGAGCCATTCCATACATACACCTCTAATGTAATGTCGGTAATAGAACCTGCAAGAGCAGAATACCCTGCGGTAATGTATATGGGGCTTCTTGCCCCTACTAATTGGTCGGGTGTGATTACACTCATCGCTTGGTAAATTTCAAAAATTCATCTACATCCATAGAGATGGCATTGAGTACCTCCTCTGGTAACTTCTCAAACTCTAATCTAAATGGTGCTTGGAAGAACTCACTCTTGGGAATCCCTCGTTGCTTAATACTTCTGCTTATTAAGAAGGCTGCTCTATCAAGGTTCGCCTCTGTCTGCTTCACAAAGCTATTGGTCTTTAGGTCTCTCGCCTTTACCTTCTTCTGTGCCATCCAAGTTCTTATAGAACCCTTTGGAGGTTGCTTACCATCAAAACCAAATCTACTCCCATTAGGCACTTTATACTTCGTACCACTAACCCCCTCATCAATATACTTACCATAGTCCTCCATAGTGAAAGACATAAGTAAGTGTACTCCTGTTGTTAAGTCATAGTCTAAACTATCCTTCAACTTTCCAGAGCTTACTTGTCTTCGTCTCTTTTTCTTACCATCATTGTAAGTAATAGTACGAGTAGCACCAAGATTCAGCCTCGCTGCCTTGATTACTCTCTCGGCAAACTGCCGTAAGACTCTCTCTGTATTTTGTGTTACTACGGACAAGTGGTGATAGTATTAGCAATGTCTATAGACAAGGTTAGATTCCAACCTACCAAGAGGTTCTCAAACCTATCCTCAAAAGGCTCACAACTTGGCGTACCATTGAGTTGGTATTTATCCTGCATCAAACTACCTCTCTTCAAGTTGCTCACTAAATCGTTAGCTACCAGAAGTTGGGTGTTTAGAATGTCGTGTCTATTGTCTACCCCATAGAAGATTTGTTCTTCATCTCTTGGGTCTGCCTTGCTCACATCAGCAACATCCATAAATAGAATGCTCATTGAGTAGGTAACGCCAATGTCGTTAAAGGTCACACTATTTATCATAATATGTGACAAGGGGAATATAGTCTGCTTGTTGAGGTCTACCTCAAAGATGTCACCTTCTGTAACGGTGTTCACCTGCTTGTTAGCAATGAGGTGTTCTCTTATCTTGGTTGTTATATCGTAGAAGCTCATAATAAGTTAACCACCTCTTTGAGTTAGTGTTTAAGCATCTTTCTTTCTACATCCGATTTCTCCTTATCGTATACCAGTTTAGTAAGACATTGTCTCAAGGGTAGGTTCGTTATAGAATCATATCTTGCAACATCGCCACCTGCCAGATGGTCTACACTACCATACCATCCCCACTTCCTTGAAAAGTTGGAGGAGGCTGAAAGGTCGGTGTTGTCTCCACTTCCGAAGAGGTCGGTGTACTCTTCAATAACTTGTTGCTTAAACGATAAAAAAAAAGCGTTGCACCTAATGCAACATCTAAAGGAAAGTCCGAATATCCATCCGTACCATTGTACGGCTCTATCTCGTACAGGTCTCCCTTCTCTTTCGTTACAGGTCTGTACAACACACCAACTGTCTTATGCAACATATCCATATCGGATAGGTAGGTATCTAAATCTATGTACTCACCGAAACTCATCTCCTCCAGATTAGGCACAAAGCCATAGTCTTGCCCTCTAAAGGACAATCTCCTAACGAGTGGGTGCTTACCACCTACGATAGATAAGATGTGTTGTGAGATGTCTAATATGTCATCTGCCTTCATAGCATAGGCTACCTTGAGAGGTATGTTAGCAAATATCTCTATTGCCTTTAATGTCATAAAGGTTTCATCTCCTTGAACCTTGAGGAACTTTTGGTACTGCTCTATAGTCAGCTCCCTTGCGTTCTCTGGTAGTAGAACCTTTACCTCCTTACCTAACTGCGTATGTGCCATATGTCTTATTCTTCTTTCTGTTGTAGTTGCATAGAGCCAAGCTCATAACCGTGTCATCGTGTAGTCCTGTAGGGTGTCCGTATCTAATGCTTCGTGTCTTTGGGCTATACTCGTATGTGAAGTAGCTTAACTCGCTATATAAGGGACTAAATAAGTCTTTTGATGGTATGTGTACACTCACCTCATTGAAGTCCAATATAAGCCCTTCTATGATTTCATTCTTGCTTTTGTTTGTAGTAACAAAGGGATGGGTGTTTGCATACTGACTCTTTATCTGCTCAAAGATAGGGTCACCTACACCATTCACCTCAACGAGTAAAGAGGCATTGTACTGCCTCACCTTCTTAACCACCTCTGCAATCATTACACTCCATTGGTTCTTATTGTCCCTATAGATGTCTACAATCCTACCTTTAGAATCCATTAGCGTAAGGACTGTGTAGTCCTCTTGCTTACCTATATCCAATCCTGCGAATACCTTACCTTGTGGTTTAGGGTAAGAAGGGAATGTGCATTGGTCTATGTTAGCGAAGACCTCGCCACCACCATCTATGAACTCTGCTAAATACTCTTGCTTGAAGATAGCATCTGGAACTGTTCTCTTGGCATCGTCTATCTCATCTCTTGAAATGAACGGAGTATCGTATGAACTGCCCTTGTATGATTTGTAGTTAGGGTAGTCATCACTCTGCCCATATTGGAATAACTCGTAGAACCAATTCTTACCTTTAGGTGTAGAGATGAAGAGAACCTTTTTACCTCTTACAAGTAGGGTCGGCTTGATAGCCTCACTCCAAGCATCGTCTTTAATGAACGCTGCCTCATCTATGATGGCATAGTCCAAAGTCATACCCCTTATGTTGTCGTATCTTTCTGCACTACGGAAGTAGATGGTACTGCCGTTCTTTAGTTCAAGCTCATTGGTAGAATAGTTATTGGATTTCACTACACCACTTGCACCTACGGCAGACATCAGTTCTTTCTGCACCTTATTCGCTTGAGAGTATACAGGTGATACCCATAGGATTTTACAGGGGCTATTGTTGAAGCCCCAATACAATGCAAGGTTCATACCCATCATAGACTTTCCGAACTGCCGTCCTATAGAAGCTATGTGGTATTTCTCCTTACCCCCTACAATAGATTGTAAGAGTTCTGCTTGAACCTTATGTGGACTAAAGCCCGTTACCGTCATTCGTCTCTTTCATTGATTGGTGTACCGAACTCAAAGGTAATGTTCTTGAATAGGTCTTTACCATCTGCACCAGTAACCTCTTGCCGTGCAAGTTTAGGAATCATATACTCACTTAACTTAAGCATAAGTTCCATAGCTTTCTCTGGGTTCTCTGCTGCTACGAGTGTAAGCCACTCCGTCATATTAGTGAGGTTGTCCTCAACTAACTTTTGGTATGCTTCTCTAATCTCTGCGGTAGTCTTATTCGGCTTCCCTTTAGTTCTGCCTTTAGGATTACCACTTTGTCCTTCTTTAAATGGCATTGCTAATGATTGTTGTTTACAATGTTAACCCTTTGATTATCGTTTCGTTTATATATGCTTCCAAGAGACACCATTGATAATTTCAGATATTGTACTATTGTGAACATTGAACATATTTCCAATATCTTTTAATGTGTGTTTCCCTTTTGAGTAAAGGAGTTTAATTGTAATAACATCATCTCTATTTAATTTTGATTTATGATGCCTTTCTCCTTTATTATTATTCAATCCAGATTCAAAAGAGTGTTTTATATTTTCTGAAGGGGTACACCATTCTAAATTTGAAACATTATTGTTTGTCTTTACTCCGTCAATGTGATTTACTTGAGGTTTGCTTTCTGGGTTTGATATAAAAGCTTGGGTTACCAGTCTATGTACTAAAAAATATTTAATCTTACCATTTTTATTTAGATTCACCCTATGATAGCCTTTTTTAGTAGTATGAAATTTGAGTAATCTTCCTTTTAACTGGCAGTACCCACCTTTGTTATTCTCAACTACTCTGTCTACTGACCTTACCCTACCCATATTAGATACTTGGTAGTATCCTTCATATCCCTCTATGTCTTTCCAAATCTCTTCGTTACTCATCTCTCTTGCGTTTAGCCTCTTCTCTAAATAGCTTCTTGATTGCTTGAGTGTTAGCTCTACGAGCTTGTCTGTTCTCTCTTGTAGGAGCATCTGGTAGTTCTATGAAGTTCCTCACGAAGGCTTGTTCATCTCTTGAGAGTTGCCCTCGCAGGTGTACCTGCACGAGTAGTTCAAAGAGGTTATTTAGGTTGTTCCTGTTGATTAGGACATTTGAGCTTTTGCTTTCCATATTACATTCTAATTAGTCGTAGTCTTCTTTGGTATTTGCGTATGAGTAGAGCGTTGTTGGTAATCGTGTCTTGCAACTCTGTACTCCAACCGAATCTACTTGCTTGTATAGATAGGTTCACATTGTCAATCATTAGCATCTCCAGAAACTTCTGTATCTCTCTAATGTGTTTTCTTTTTCGTAGTATCGTCTTCATATCTTTTCAGTATTTTCTCTAACTCTTGGCAACGAAGGTATTCCCTGCGGAGCATATATAGTACCATTATGGTAACAAGGATTAGGCTAATCATTCTCTATTCCGTTATTGTCTAAATCTCGTAGACATAAATCTGTTATACTCATTTCTCTTTGGTGTTAAAGGTTTCCAATATATGCAGAGCAAAGTCCGCCATCATATCATAATGGTAGTGTGCATAGGTTTGTCCTTCACTACGATTAGACTCAACAAACTCATCAGTCATAGAT